CACCCGTGCGGTGAATTGTATTCGCGCTATTTTCCTAATGCTGTGGCTGATCAAGTAGCTTTGTGGCAGTCTTTTCTAGATCGTCCGTAGTGTGTAGGTTGAGTAACAATCCACAACGTTATGCACAACTGTGGAAAGCGCTTAGAATACGCGTATGGCCGATACGGATAGCGCGCTTTTCTACAAAGTAGCCGAACAGTGGGACGACTCGAAATCGTATCTGCGTCGGCCAGCGAGCTGGTGTCGAGACAAGCTCAAAGAGCATTTGTGGAGCCAGCAGAAACGAATCCTGCGCAGTTTACGAGACAATCGCTACACGGTGGTGCATAGTGCGCACGAGTTAGGCAAGTCAAAGATTGCAGCTAACGCGGTTGCGTGGTGGACTGATTCTCATCCTCCCGGCGAGGCGTTCGTGGTCACCACGGCCCCCACAGCTGCGCAGGTAAGCGCTATTTTGTGGCGCGAGATCAACAAGAATCACAGCAAAGGCGAGCTTGCCGGTAAAATCAACCGTGCAGGCTACCCACAATGGTTTCTGGGCAACGAGCTTGTGGGGTATGGCCGTAAACCAGCCGACTATGAAGAAAGTGCCTTTCAAGGCATCCACGCACGCTACGTGCTTGTGGTAATTGACGAGGCGGGCGGTGTCGCTAAGCAACTTTTTAACGCTATCGATTCGCTTGTGGCTAACGAGCATGCGCGTGTTCTCGCGATCGGTAACCCCGATGACCCTAGTTCGCATTTCTCATCGCTATGCAAGCCGGACAGCGATTGGAACGTTATCCACCTCGACGGCCTACGTTCGCCGAACATGAGTGAAGAACAAATTGTTGGCGATGATCCAGCAAACCCGAAATACCCGCTACTCACTGCGTTGATGAAAGCGGAAGGCATTCCGTTTTCTACTGAAGTGATTCCATATAATTTGCGGGAGCTATTGATTTCGCCGTTGTGGGTTGAGGAGCGCATTAGGCGTTGGGCGGGTTTTTCTAACACAGCGCACACCGACTACGCGCCGGACGAATTAGCGCCGTTGCTACTGTCGCGAACCGCAGCGAGCCCCATCTTCACAAGTAAGGTGCGCGGCATTTTTCCGTCCGCGACATCTGAAGGCGTTATCCCGCTGGGCTGGGTGCAGATGGCGGTTAATCGCTGGAAAGACTGGGAAAGCGATTACGTCATTGAACGCTACAACAACATGCGTATGGTGCCGATCCCTGGCCGCAAGGTTGTGGGCATTGACGTGGCGCGCGGTGGCGAAGACGAGACGGTTTTTTCTATCCGCAATGGAAACGTGGTGCGCGAGCTGATTCGTTTCCGCATTGCGGACACTATGGAAACAGCGGACGCAGCTGCAATGCATTTAGATGAAAGTGGCGCATTGGCGGTAGTGGATGTTATTGGCATTGGCGCAGGAGTGTACGACATGCTGCGCAGAATGAAACGTGAAGGCACAATTCAAGCACAAGCGATACCTTTTAACGCAGCGGCACAAACACCCCGCACAGACTTAATTGGCCAATTCCGTTTCCGTAACGACCGCGCGGCGGCGTGGTGGAAAATGCGCGAACTGCTCGACCCTTCTCGGGGCTCACGCATTTGTTTGCCCGACGACGAGCGTTTGATCGAAGAACTAGTTTCGGTGAAATATGAGATGCTGGTCGGCGGCGTAATCAAAATTGAGAGCAAAGACGAAATCCGCAAACGATTGGGTCGGAGCACCGATAGCGCAGACGCCGTAATCCAAAGTTTCTGGGTTGAAGGGCTCGGGGATTTTGAAACCCTCAAAGCGTTGCCGTATGACACGCGCGCCAGCCATTCGACGCAGGTTGTCAACTACAACGGGCATACGCCGATCACGCAAGACGACTTTGACGACACGCTTGGCCGGATGGCGGGGGGTTTGTCGGAACGCGCCGCCGTGTGGACTGGCGTAGCGAGTGGGCGGTATGGTAATGCGACGCCTGACGCCAGCGGTTGGGGCCTGGACACCGAAGAATGGGACGTGTGGTAGATGACTCTCGCCGGAGCGAACTGGACGCCCCCCGGGCACATGCAGGTGATGCGCTCTGAAGACGAGTGGAGCACGCCCCCGCCATTGAATGAAGAGACCGGCTCGGCTTTTGGCTGGTTCGACCGCGCGTTCTCCGGGTACCAGAATGGCTTGATTTTCGATTACGGCGATTGGGAAGCCCGCGACATTGAAGCGATGTTCAAACGCGGCTACAAGGCTCGGCAAATAGAGCAAGCCCTGTCTTTGCCGATCATGGGTGCAGAACACACAATCAATCCAATTAAAGGCGACAGCGGCGAAGCTGAATTCATTAACGAGTACTGGGCAACCGATCCGTTTAACGGTGGGTGTGACACATCGTTGCGTGAAATCATCGATTTGAATACAAGCGCATTCAGTTACAAGCGCGCCTACTGGGAACTTGTGTATGCCGAAGGCAAAGGTGACTTCGAGGGCAAGACGGTGTACGACACGGTGGCATGGCGACCGCAGACGACGTGCAGGCTCGCGTACGAACCGCAGACTGGCAAAATGCGCGGCTTTGAGCAGGAAGCATTTTACATTGGCCCGGAGATCACGAAAAGCCAGTTTCCGATCTACATTCCGACACAGCGCGCGTACGTGTATTTGCACGGTAAACGGCGCGACCCACTGCACGGCACGTCCGAAATGGAAATCCCGTATTGGTGCTACAAGACAACGCAAAGACTGCTTTTTCTGTGGTTCCAGTTTCTTGAAGGTGTGTCCCTGCCACGAACGATCGTGAAGGCGAACGACCAAGGGGTTGCAAGCGGAATCGCTCGACAGATAGCCGCCCTCAAGTCCTCCGGCGTCCTACCGATCGCAGTGCCAGGCGACCCAAATAGCGTTGCCGTTGACGTGCTCGATTTGAGTGGTAAAGGCGCAGACCAATTCCAAGCCGTAATAACATGGCTGGACCAGGCAGCGGTGAACAGTGTGCTTGCTGGTTTCCTCAATTTGACGAACGTAGAAAAGAGCGGCGGGAGCTATGCGTTATCCAATGATCAAAGCGACTTCTTTTTACAGACACGGCAAGCAGATGCGCGCGAAATGGAACAGTCAATTCGTCGCGATTTGTTTGGTCCTCTCATTCGCTACAACTTTGGGCCTGGTGCACGAATCCCAGAATTCAAGTTCGCACCACTCAACACAGAAGACAAAACTCTATCCGTAGAAATGCTCCAAGCGTTGATGCGATCGAAAGACCCTCAGCTGATTCCGTCTGATTTCGTGGGACAACTGGCTAAGCAGGTTGCGGACTACCTTGGCATGGATGGCGACAAAGTGGAGCAGTCTTTTGCGCAAGCAGCCGCCAAATTTGAAGCCATCCAAACAGCAGCGGCACAAGCTGAAGCTAAAGCGGCTGCCCTCGCGAACAACCCACTGCCCAACAGCCCAACAGCGTCGAGCATCGGTGTTCCGGCTAACGCTGCACCCAACACAGCGAACGCGGCCAAGGTGGCCGGTGCAGTCATGCTGGCTAACGCAGCGGTGCGAGGCGCACAAGCGGACAAAGCTGGAGTGCGCATGACACCATCACAACGACGCGCACTGCAAGCGCTTTCCGGGAAGAAATAAGCAATGGCACAAACATCAGCTAAACGTAGCGTTGCGTTTACGTTAACCGAGCGTACAGTTTTCGTTAAGGGGCTTTCAGCGTCGAAGGCCCCGCTAAGCGAGGCGACACGCAATGATGCTTTTTCAAGCGTTTTTGAGGTCACGGCGACATGAGGAACAGCGCGGCGTTTGCTCAGAGCCCAGTTGTTGCTTACACAATGGGTTTCACGCAAGACAAGCATTCGATACTGGAACGAACCGCGTTGGTGGCAGTTTTGTACTACCGGCAGCGGATGACGCAAAAACAGATTTCTAAGCTGCTTGGCATTTGCGTGTTTACTGTAATTCGCGATCTTGCACGAAGCCGAGCGGTCGGATGACACAACCACAAACCGCTAGCTATTACGCGACAGTGAATACAAACGAGCAAGTGCACGAAGTGCAACCGCCACCAGAAGACCATGATCTCGCGATTGCGATCGTGGCAATCCTGCTTTCAGGCGTGGCAATCTACCTACAAATTAAGGCGATTGCGCTATTGCTTGCGCCGCTGGGAATCAGCAAACAGGCTGCCATTTTGGGTTACAGTGTCGCAAAAGGCGACCATTCCCCTAATCGACCCGGCGTACCGTCCACGAGAACGTTGCCTAACAACGCGCCCAGTCAGCACGGCCTCGCGCGCTCCGAGCCGGTTATGCAGCGAGCACGTCGCACCGAAGCATCGTACCGGGCGCTATATCTTGTGTCGGCCGCGAAACGCATACAAGAAGAATTGAATGCAGGCAAGCCGGTAAAAGTTGCACTAGCCGACGAGTCCCTGCATTATCGCCAGCACGAGAAAGCGCGGCGTGGACGGCTGAACGCGACAGCGAAAGTTGCCAAAGCGGCGAAACTGTACGGCGACGTTCTAGGCTGGTATTTGAATCCACTACTCAACAACGAGACCGAATGCATTACCGCCAACGGCCACAATTTTAGCGCGGATGAAGGAACAGTGCTCGGTTTTCCTGGTGCAGTACACCCAAACTGTGGCTGCACTCCGGGTCCGCCATGGCCAGGCGGTTTGGATAACCACGTGAACATTGCGGTAGCGAACGTTATTCGTTTCACTCAAGGCCGAAAATTCAAAATCAAGCAGAAAGCCAGCTAATGAGCAAAGAAGAATGCTTGTGCGGTAAGCGCGTCAAAACGATGAAAGACGGTCGATTGGTTGCGCACGCGTCGCCGCACAAAGAACGCGATGAGCACGGCGATTATTTCCCGCGCTGCCCGCATAGCCACACTAAAGAGAAAGCGCCGGTCTGATGGCTATTACACCCGGCGGACGCGTGGGCGACGCTCAGCCACTCGGCAAGAAGCCGGGGCCACGAAGGCTGACAGATTACACACGAGAAATAGCGCATGCCCTTATTCGTAAAGGGCATTCTAAAAGTTCGGCTATCGCGATTGCACGCGGTGCACAGAAGAAGTGGGCTCGGGGTGGCGGGCACGTATCACCTAAGGTTCGAGCTGGCGCGGCGGCATCAATAGCAAATCAGGCGCGACTTGACAAACAGAAACGGGTCGGTTTGTCAAATGCCGGTGAGGCTAGTACGGTGTCCCTATCAATGGCGTCGAGTCAGGATGGCCCAAGCATGACAATGAAGATGAGCCCTGCGACTGCCGTAATTCACAACAAACTTAGAGCCAAAGGCGTGCCTGCTCGTTTAGCTGTGAAAATGGCTATTCGCGCGGCACGTAAGAAGTAGCCATTGCCTTTAGTAAGGCGCATGACCAAAAACCGAAAGAGGGTTCCTACTTATGGGCATACATGTCGATTCCGACAGCATAGCCAAAGCAATAACAAGCTCTGCTGTTTCTCGGAGTGTTGTGGTCAACTCGAAAGCTCTAACGGCTTGGCGTGCGGCTCTTGCATCGCGATCTACAACCCAGGCAACAATTCTTGCCGTAGGGGACAGTATTACGGAGGGCTACAGCGCCACAACCCGCGCGGACAAATGGACCAACAGGTTGCAGCAACAATTGGCCGCACGATACCCAGTACCTGCCGGTAACCCGGCGGGGGGTATGTGGTATCCGGCGTGGGCGGCAGCTGCGCCAGACGTAGCGCCGACACTAGGCGGGACAAGCAGCAATCAATTTTACGCTGGCCCTGGTCTTTCTTCGGTGTTGTGGTCCAGCTCGTCAGGTTCAACAATCACATTCACCGTGCAAGGAACGTCGTGCAAAGTATGGCTGGTATGCCCGCCAACTTTGGGTAGCCTTAACGCCACATGGTCTGTTGACGGCGGCGCAACTACAGGTTTCACCGTTCCGCAGCAAGCAGGCACAACGCTTCTTCAAGGCCGTACTATTCCGCTCGGTGCCTCTGGATCGCACACCGTAGCTATTGCATACACTGGCGGTTTTGGGCATTTGCAGGTTGCCGGTGTCGATGTTTACGACGGCGAAGAAACAGTGGGAGTACACGTAATTAACGGCGGGCACGTCACAACGACGGCTAAGATTTGGGTTGATAACGATAACCTAAATGCGCCCGGGCAATCGTGGATGCAGGCATCGGCAGCTTTAGCCAACCCGGACCTAGTACTTATTAATCTTGGGGTTAATGACTATTTGTCTGGAACAACGGATGCGCAAACATATATGCGAAACATTCAAACCATTATCGCTAAGCACCGTTTAGGTGCTCCGAATGCCTCCTATGCTCTTGTGGCTAATTACGAGACTGATCCTAATTCTTCTGGGGCGCATCCTATCCTTCCGTGGTCTGCGTATGTAAATGCTTTGTACAACCTTATTGCTGTCGATCCTACGGTGGCTCTCATTGATTTAACTAAGTTTATGCCTCAAACTTTCGCTGCAAGCACCTATGGGCTGTACCTTGGCGACAATGTTCACCCCAACACCATCGGCAACCAAATGATGGCCGACATTCTTACCGATGCCTTGGGGCTTCGCGCTAGCTAAGGGGTGCTTGGTGTCGTTCTCACTGGTGACAGTGAACTTTGACTTTAGCGGCCCTGAGTGGTCGGGGAGTTCTGGCGTGCCCGCAAACGGCTCCCTAACGGCCCAGCTCACAGCGCCGATGTCTAATGCCGGTTCAGAAGCTCCACAGGTTGTTGTGCATGGCGACGTAATCAACGGCATAAGTTCGTTGCAGATCTACCCAAACGACGACAGCGGAACGCAACCTAAAGGCACGGGCTATGTGTTTCGGTTTTATCTTGACGGTGCGCCTATGCAAGAACGTATGGTTGTTGTGCCTAGCGGCTCGCCTACGGTCGATTTCGCCGCTTTTGCTCCGGCGCTAACCGAGCCGCTATTTGGATATGATCTGGCAGGCACCGCGCAAGCGCTGTTCGATGGCGTTTCATCCGGCGGCGGCATTAACCAAATCACGATCACTGGCATAAGCACTCCCCCTGCCGTAGCGCACAATATCTACACCATTTTGCTGAAACCTGGAGCTGTGCCAACATTGCCGCCTGTTTCAGGCAACACGTGTTTCTACCAAATCATCAACAAAACAGGCGCAGATCTCTCATTTGCTCTCTCAGGCCTAGACACCCTCGAAGGTTCAGCTAGTCCGATTCTTCTGCGTAAAGACAATTCACTTTCACTTAGTGGTGACGGCACAAGCGATTGGGTGATCGTATGACGTACACGCCGCCAAACCCGAATGGCACCGCTACGGCAGCCAATAGTGCTCCGGTCGCAACGGCGAGCGATGACGTTAACCTCGCGGCGATTAAAGCCTCAACGGCGGCGAGTGCTACAGCCGCCAAACAACCCGCACTAGGCACAGCTGGCGCGGCTTCAGCGGACGTTATTAGTGTGCAAGGCATTGCGGGTGGCATAGCCCAGCCCGTCTCGATTTCGGGCACTGTGCCTGTGTCAGGAACAGTGACAACAACGCCATCGGGTACACAGGCAGTTTCGGGCACCGTGGCTGTTTCTGGCACAGTGCCGGTTTCAGGTACAGTCGGAATTTCTGGCACACCCGCAGTGCAAGCTAATGCCGGAACGAACTTAAGCACAGCAGCACTTGCGCTAGAAAGCGGAGGTAATCTCGCGGCAATTAAAGTTGATGTCGATAGGATTCCTTCGCAAGGGCAAGCGCTTTCCGCTGCGTCAATGCCGGTTGTGTTGCCTGCCGCACAAATCACTGCGCTCACACCTCCGGCGACAGTGGGGCTCAGCGCAGGCTCTGCGCTGATCGGCAAGTTTTCTACAGACCAGACGGCGCACGGCACAACAGATCTTGTCGCGGCGGACAGCACGAAACTTGCGGGTACGGTGATCGACGTCAACAGCGGCAACAAGTCAGCAGGGACGCAGCGGGTGGTTAACGCGACCGACGACCCTAACCTTGCTGCTATTAATACGGCAACAGCTGCCTCAGCAACTTCTCTGGCGCTATGCTCGACGGCAGCAAATCAAACTAACGGCACGCAACAAACCAAGCTAACCGATGGCACCAATATCGCCAATGTTTTGAAATCGGATGGCACATTCGCCGGGCAGAACGCGCAGATGATTGCACCGACATACATGTCGGCAGCATTTAGCTTCAGTTCAATCGCGTTCGGGACTTCTTATGACGTCGGATGCTACAAGTCAGTATCTGTTCAAGTTACGGGCTTGTATACGGGAACAACACCCACCATCACTTTTCAGACGTCCGGTGACGGCGTTGCTTGGGTATCCCAGGCCCTCACACCTGCTGCCCAGAGTGCGGGGCTTAACCCACCTACTACAACGACGACGGTAGGTGTTTGGTGCGGCAATTTAATGGGTCGCTATTTCAGGCTCAGCCAAAGTGGCACGTACGCATCAGGAACAACAACAGGTACTTTGTTTTTCAGTACGTTGGCTGTTTCTACGTATTCACAAAATAATTTCTCGTCCACACAATCGGGCACGTGGACGGTTCAGCCAGGTAATACGGCGAATACAACACCCTGGCTAGTAAGTCAAAACGCATCCGCAACAGGCGGCTATTCTTTCAACAACATCACAAGCGCGGCAACAACAGTCGTTAAATCTGGTGCAGGCACCCTGCATTCCATCGTCGTTAATACTGTGGCTGCGTCGGCAACCATCACGATTTACGACAACACAGCGGGCAGCGGTACAAAGATTGCGACAATCACAAACCCCGTAAGTTTGTTGAGCATGGGGCCGTTGGACGCAATTTACGACCTTGCATTTTCGACAGGTCTCACCATCGTGACGACCGGGACACAGGACATTACGGTGACCTACAAATGACAACCACTTTGAATCTTCTTGACCCGGCGCAAGCCGGGGCTAACTGGTCGTACGGCCTCGGCATCGACCAGACGCACACCGATAGCCCGAACGAAGGCAATCCGTCGGAGCTGGAGTATTACGACCCTGCGCAGGTATCCCTAGGCTCGGCGGGCGCGGTGTTCACTGCGAAAACCTGCACCCCACATTTGTGCGGTGATGGCAAAACTCGTTTCGTTGTGTCCGGCGCAGCCAACACTCACAATAAGCGGGCATGGCAACCTACGGCGGGTAAACCGGTCACGATCACGGCCAGGGTGAAGCTGCCCAGCGGTGCGGGTGCTTGGCCTGCGATCTGGTTGTTGCCTGCTTCGGGTGTGTGGACTAACGAAATTGATGTGCTCGAATACGTTCGAGCCGCATTCAACTTGCACCACAACACTCCACCGGCAACGGCGTGGCAGATCGGACCCATTGATTATGGGATGACCGACCCTACTAATTTCCATGGCTACAAAGTCGTGTGGACAACCGATCATCTCGAATTCTCAGTCGATGGTCGTGTGGTGAAGACAATCACTGACGTGACAAAGATTCCGGCAGAGCCGATGTATTTGATTGTCAATCTTGCTGTTGTTTCGACGGTCGGTTTGCCAGCGTCCCTCACTCTTGCTAGTTTGACTGTTAGCCAGTAGAGAGGCTTATGCTAATGCGCGGAATTGAGCGGGTGCTTGAGAAGGATATTCAGCTTGCCGCAAAGTGGAAGCATGGTTGGATTCCTGCTAACGCCGAAGCGCAAGCTATTTCGAGACGCGCAGCTGAAGAACGCCGGAAAAGAGCTTTGGCTAAGCAAGCAGTGGCGAAAAAGCGTACGCCGAAACCAAGCCCCCCTAAAGTAATAAATAGGGAGAGCAGTGCTTTAAGCGCGCGTAAAGTTGTTGGAGCGCGGGCAGACAGAAAAGCTGCTGTATTTGTGCCTGCTTCTTCGGCGCAGTCGCACA